TGCTATTAGAGCAAATATTGCTTAAAATATCCCTTAGAAATTGCCTGCCTTGAGTTGCCCCGCCTGTACTTATTGACCATCTACCAGTTAAAAATTCATCGTGAGTATCTGCAAACTTAGTATGATTGAACTGCTTATCTACCCATGCTGTGCCATTCCAATCACGCATTAAAGCCCTTACTTGATGTAATGGGTTCTCTAAAAGTGCCTCTGGCGTTCCTGTTATAGTGCCGTCAATGTCATCCTCAAGACCAGATGTGCTTACAATAAATCTTGTATTCTGTAGCGATTCACCTTCATAGCTTCGCATCCATAAACCAAAACCAGCATATCCTAACCCATTTTGATAGTCGCTTAAAGTTACTCTTTCCATACTTCTAGCTAGAACGTAAGCCCTAAAATGAGATTTACCGCCTGAGATGACTTGAAGTTGCCATCCCTCTTTCTGACTAGCCAATAAAGCGGCATCCTCACTTAATTTAGCTTGAGCCGCCGTCTTTTCTGCTGAATCAGTAATAGCATTAATAATTAATTGATTTTGCTCTTGAAGATTTCTAAGGTAGGCGCTGGTATTAAATTTGTAGTATTGTTCAAAGCTTGGTAAGGCCACATTCCCACTATCAACATTCTCATGCACCGGCCCGAATACTCCATTAGGCCAATCATCACTAACATCATTTCTTTCTAGTATAACAAAGATCGAGCTATTCTCAGGTACAATAATAATTTTATTTAGATCAAATCTAAATTTATAAATTTTGGTTGCTGATCCTATATCGGATTGAAGCTCCATTTTTGTAGCATAATCTACTTCACAATCTATAGTGCTAGAGGCAATAAGTTCATCAGGGTAATTATTCCATTCTGAATAAACTTTTAAAGTGAACTTTGCAGGCTGAAAGTTATAAAAATCACCACTTATTGCGCTTGATAAATACCAGTCAATACTTACCAATACTTGACCAGCGTCTATATTCTGGCTGGGCGTAAACTTATATCCAATTTCTTTTAAGGCAGGATCCCATGTGCCTATGTAAGAATAAGAATGTGGCGGGTCATTATAAATTCTGCCATCTCCACCAATCTGAAATGCGTTCCACGTCTTTAAATTTAATCTTTGCCATTCTCTAGAACGATTCTCCATCAATACGCTTGGCAAAATAGAATTATTTAAATCGTGAGTATTCCCTAGAGTAGTGGCAAAGGCATAATCAACATGCGTCCAATTTATATTATCTGCATCTGATAGCCTAACCGCTTCAACTTCGACCTCGTTAGTGCCTGAGCTGAATATAATAGGTAAATGCTTTCCTAAGCTTGCCGTTGGGGCATCTGGGAATTGATCGCTATTGACTACATAGGTCATAACCCTAACAGGTATATCGGCCCTAGTGAAATTTACCCTACATTTAGAATTATCAAATGTTATATCCGTTCCGATTGCCGTCCATTTAAGAACAAAGTCACTTTCTTGAACGTCATCTTTCCCTAGTGGTATTTGAGCTACCCAGATTTTAATATCTCTTTCGTGAACTGTGTATCTATTAAGCAAATCACTAAAGCGCCTTTCTGATCCAAAGCTGTCGGCTTTATTATCTACTGTGATTGAACCACGGCTAACATCAGGCAACACAAGGCCCAATTTAAGCCCTATATTGTCTACAGAGGTCAAAATAGGGAAGGCGTCAAGCTGAGACAAGGCGGGCCGATTAATTAGGTTTATAACCTTATTTATGCCCGTCTTAACATTAAGTAAATCAATGCTGACCTTAATAAAAGTATTTAAATTAGGAGCGCCAAAGCTTGTTTGCTCTGGCGCTTGTGGGTCAACTAAAATAAATTGTTGACCATCATCTAATATAAAGTTTTTGCTCATTAGTCTGGGTCACGCCCTGCGCTGTTAGTTGTGCCAGTAGCGTAACTAGTCGTTTGATCGTCTTTGTAGATTGTGTAGTTACTACCCACGACCGACATTTTATTAGCTACATACTTTTTAATCGCATCTAAATATCCCAATGCTGTTGTGGCTGATCCGTCTTGTGGCACTGTGTTCCAGACTTTATCCGCTGATGATTGAGCAAACTCACTAGACGTTATTGCACTTGTCCCGATCTCATCAGCTCCGATTGCATCAGTTGCAAGCTCACTTGCACCTATCGCACTACTTGCTATTTCAGAAGCACCTATAGCATCTGTGGCTATAGCGCTGGCCGTAACTACATCAGCAGACATTGAGGACACATTGACATTAGTTAAACAAGACCCACCTATTTTATATTTATACTCAGAATTTAAAGTGACTGATGTTGCAGGGCTTAAGGTAGCGACTTTAGTTGTGCCATTGTAGGCAGTAATACAAGTGCAATGTGTATTCACTTTTTGATAAGCAGTAGCAGTATAACCTAAGTTGAAGCAGATTTCTCTATTCTTTATTACATCATTTCCCGTTGTTTCTGCTAATGCCAAAGTGACACTAGTAGTGCTTGATGCCGTTTGTAATGCCGGTAAAACATCATTTAAAAGTTCTGCACTTACTGCCTCAATTGGCATTATATAAGCTCTAGCAACAATCATAGTACCTGACGTTGTAAAAACTGGTGGGGCCGTTCCTACTGTGCCATTTCCCAAAGCTACCGTTAACCTAAAGGCCGTTGCATCTTGAACTGATGTAAAATATCTCCAATGAATTCTCCACCAAGAGGAAGCCAGTTTCTCAATTTTCCAGCCTCTTAAATAGGCCACATTCGAAACACTTACAGCACCACTAGAGGTGTTAAGATCAATTCCTACTCCCCAATTTTCATCGCCGACCCATATATTATTTAAAGATCCGGATTTAACTTCTGCGGTTCCATAATATTCTCTACTCCCACCTCTACTACTATTTACTGAAATCCAAGCTCTGTGTGATGAGCTTGCACCATCTCCGGTAATTGTATCACCAATAGTATACCCTATGTAATCCGCTGTTGAATTACTTGTAACGGTTATTCCTCCGGTGTTCCATTGTTGAGTGTTACTAAGATTGCTAGGAGATTTATTTAAACTGGCCCCATCTCTCCATCTTATCCCATCTTCTACTACATCATAAAATAATCTTGCGGGTCTTGCTCCGGTTCCAGTAATGTAAAGGGAGCCTTTGCCTAAATCTTCCCATTCTGCACCATTACTTAATCGTACTCTATACGTGCCCGTGCCTATCTCTGTTACTGTATCTGGGCATGATACATAACTAGTTTTAGAGGGATAAAGAATAGTACATGTAGGCGTTAATCCCGTTTCTGCTGTGTAGCCATCTGTAGCATCCACCATATTAAAATAAAGTGAATTAACATGATTTGCGCTTAGGGCATCTTGTCTTATTTGATAAACATCTTGCCCAAATGCATAAGTGCCACTAATTACAATTAGCGATAGCGCCCAGATTGATCTTAATAGAAACGGGATTAATTTTCTCATGATTATATTAGACCTCTTAGGCGTTCTGGATTTTCTTTGGCGATCTTATGAAGATCCTCACGGGACATAGTATCCACATCTTCTTTAGTTAGAAAAGAAGTTTTATTGGTGGATGTGGTTTTATTGCCATTGTCGCCCTCTGCACCTCTTGTGTTTGATTTGAAGAATGATGGCGCTCTGGACTGTAAACGCTCCACATATTCTTGTACGTCCATATCCTCATCAGCCTTTTTAGATGAATACATTTTATTACCTCTTTCATCTTTAAATATGATTCTAGGATTATCTAGATCACCCTCTAGCTCGCAATCTCTTTCAATGTCATGAATTAAGTATCTTTTAGCGTCTGGGATAACCTTATCACCTAAAGCATTTAGCACTTTATCAGTAACCAGCATCTTTTTTATGCGGGCTTCATAGTTTGTGGTTTTATTGGATAGCTCATCGATCTGAGCTTGTACGGCTGATCTGATTTCTTTCTCTAAATCTTCTTTAGATGGCCCGTCGACCTTCTTAGTCTTTTTTAGGGCATCATATTCGCTTGTTAAAGTCCCGATCTTCTCCCTTTCCTTGCCTAGATCAGTCTCAAGGGCGCTAACTCTTAGATCGCTAGCCTTAAGCCTATTATACTCTGAGATATCGATTGTAATCTTATTAGTGTCTGTTGTTGTTTCGTCGCTCATGTTGCTCCTATTTTCTTTTTAAGTTCTGCTAATCGTTTATCTGATAGCCCAAAGAATTTACGCTTTTTAAGGATTCCTTCAACCTTTTTGGAGTCATCATTAACCGTAATTCTTCCCACAACGTTTGCCCCCTCTTTTCTTATATCAGTTCTCATTGATGATAGCATAGTCCCTTCGATAGTTAAATTAGGCGGGCTAGTTTGATAGCCTTCCTTTTTTCTCCAAGCTGAATACTTATCGCTATATTTTACAAATTGAGTTCCTTCAATATCCTTACCAGCGTCCGCATCAATTTCAAGCCTAGACCTAATATCCTCCAAGGCCCGCCCAAACTTAAATTCAATATTTTGAAGCTTTTCTTTAACTTTAAGTGTAAAGTTAAAATTTGTAGTAACTTTAACTGTCATCTTCTATGTCCTCCTCTTCTGCTTCTTTGTTTGCTTCTGCCTCAGCTCTAAGCTCTGCTTCTAGCTCATCAGATACGGGTACCCATCGATGTCTACAATTCCAACCCCCACATGATGTGAATACATCTAAATCTTGATCATTGTCCATTTCTTCTATTTCTTCTGTAGTATAAATAGCGGGATCTCTGCTTAAAAGATCCTGACAAAATGGGCGCGTGACATCATCATCTGGGCCGACATAATTCCATTTTTCATATCCTAATTCTTTTGCCCTACTAACTGTGACTGTTCTATTAAAAGTTAATGTAGCGGTTCTTAGCTCTGTTTTAACCTGATTAAATAGTCTAGATGCCACTATTGCTTTTAATGGTGTTAAGTCTATAGCTTGGCCCATTATGACTTGCTCTAATATCTTTGGCCTTAATTCACCTATTACTTCTAATGATTTATTTTGAATATCTTCTACTTTAAATTTAATCAGAGCATTTAAGGTGTCTGTATTGATCGCCCGATAAGAACTAGAAATGCCAACGTCTTTGTATTGAGTCTGAACCTTCTTAAGCTCGCCTTTGTAGATCGTCGCAAGTTCTGCTAATTCTTTTCTAAGGCCTTTCTTCTTAATAGCATCTAATAGACCGCCAAGGGCTAAAGCTGGATCGCTGTTGCCGTCCATCATTTCGCCTACTACTTCCTCAAGGGCAGTATCTAAGAACCGCTTAAGCTGTTTTAAAAAGCCGTCAATCTCTTTAGATGATAGCTTATCGGCCTTAGTTGCTAGGCTTTTAAGTTCTTTAAGGCTCTTGACCGCCATTAGCTACATCTCCCAATAGCCTTGCATTAATAGAGTCAATTAAGTCCTGATCCTCGGATTGAACCATTTCGGCTACTTCTTGATAAAGCTCGTCTTTATCTTCAAAATCCATCTTATTGATAAACCAATTGATTAGCTTTTCTTTAACAAGTGGTAGCCTTGAAACATCATCTTTAAATACCATGATAAGCTTAACAATCTGGTCTATATTATCCTTAAC